CTTCGTCGCTCATTTCAAGGTCTTTGGCTTTTAGCATGATTATTTCTCTTTGGGTTTCTTTGTCGAACATGATACCACCTATTTTAAAGTTTAATTATATATCATCTAGGCGCAGAGATCAACAACGACGAGGGCTTTTAGAATGACCATCACGACATACACAGAATTGAAGGCGACAATCAGCGACTTTCTCAACCGCGATGACCTGACAGCATCCGTGCCGTCGTTTATTGCGCTTGGTGAGGCTGACATGCAGCGCAAGATACGCCACTGGCGACAGGAAAAGCGCAGCACGGCTGAAATCAACACACAGTACAGCGCCCTGCCTTCTGACTTTATTGAGGCCATACGGTTTTACAATACGGATACAGACACGCAGCCCCTTGAGCTTATCAGTCAGTGGGAATTGCTGGATCGCAAGCGCAAGGCGTCGAACGTATCAGGATCGCCAACTTATTACGCAATCACAGCGGGTGAGATTGAAGTGTATCCCGTGCCGGATGGCTCCTACAATATGGAGCTTTACTATTTCGGGCGGGTTGCGCCTCTTTCTGACAGCGTTGCAACAAACTGGATTCTGACGTATCATCCCGACGTGTACCTATACGGCGCTTTGATGCACACGGCTATGTATCTGAAAGACGACGCGCGCCTGCAAGGGTGGGCGGCTTTATATCAGCAGGGTATTGACGCCATCAATCGTGACGGCGAGACAGCAAAATTTGGCGGTTCAGGCCGTCGCATGAAAATCAGGAGTTACTGAAATGAGCTTTACGAACACGGCGGAAACGCTGGCCCTAACATGGTTATTCACGACTGGCACAGCGGCGCGGCCTACTCAATGGCACCTTGGGTTATTCACATCTGCGCCGGGTGAAACAGGTGGCGGCACCGAGCTTTCGGGGGATGCTTACGGGCGTGAAGCTATGCCGTTTGCGGTTTCCGGCAATCTGGCCACGAATAGTGGCAATGTCGAGTTTGACGCGGCTACGGGGAACTGGGGTACAATCACGCACGTAGCTGTATTCGACGCTTCTACAGGGGGTAACATGCTTGCTTATGCTACGCTCACTGCAAGCAAGGCAATCGAAACGGGCGACATCTTCCGCGTTCCAGCGGGTGACTTTGATCTAACGCTGACCTAATGACAGCATACCGCACAGGGTTTGGCACAGGTACATTCGGGACACGCTTGTTTGGAATAGACGGGGCAGTCAAGGATGCGGCTGCCTCAACAGCTTGCGCTGCGTCAACGTCTTGTGCTGCGTTTGCGACAATGCAAGGTGGCGGTTCAACTGCCTGCGCTGCGTCAACGTCTTGCGCTACCGTTATCATCATACAGGTTGCGGCTTCAACAGCCTGCGCGTCTGCCGTTTCGGCGGCTGCGTTTGCGACAATGCAAGGTGGTGGTTCGACTGCCTGTTCTACATCGGCATCTACAGGCGCGGTAATTACGGCTAACACTGGTGCGATTGTGGATGCGTCGCTTACTGCGGCTGCGAATGGTGTGGCTATTATTGTGGCGGGTGCGTCAATTGACTGCACATCTACGTTAGTGTCCCATGCGGTGGTGGTCGGCAACGCCTCGGCGTTAGCAGCAGCAGGGGCCACATCCACAGCGTTTGGGGGTATCACTTTAATAGGTGGTGTAAATACGCAACAGTCTGTTACAGTGGCGGCAAGTGGCGGTATTCTTTGGGCCGCGCAGGCTGACACGGCTGAAACGTGGACCGACCAGTCAGCCAATGCAGAAACATGGACGGACCAATCTAAAGTTACGGAATTATGGAGCGAGGTGGCTTAAATGACTTTTACAATGATCGAGGTGCTGACGTGAATTATAAACCTATGAAGCCCGTCAAGCGTAAACCGAAACCGACAACAAAGAAGGACAAGTAAATGGCCGACACAACCACAACCACATTTTCACTTGTAAAACCGGAGGTTGGCGCGTCTGAGGATACTTGGGGCGCGAAGATTAACACGTCTTTGGACTCAATTGACAACCTGCTTGACGGCACAACTGGCATTCAACCCAACCTAACCTCTGGATGGAAGGTCGGCGGCACTTCGGTAGCCTCTACAGCGACTGAGCTTAACAAGCTCAATGGCCTAACAGCGTCCACGACTGAGCTTAACAAGATCGACGGAGTAACGGCGACAACAGCAGAGCTGAATTTCGTTGATGGTGTTACTTCTGCGATACAAACACAGCTAGGGACCAAGGTGCCACTTGCGGGTGCAGCATTGTCAGGCGGCTTCACTTCCTCACTTGATGATGACGGTACAAAATCGTCTGGAACTTACACCCCCACAATAACTGACGGGAACTTTAAAAGGATTGTTGGTAATGGAGCGTTCACACTCGCGGCCCCTGCTGACGCGACGGGCTACTCATTGGCCATATTGATTACCAATGGCGCATCCGCAGGAACGATCACATTCTCAGGTTTTGAAGCGGTATCAGGCGACACAGTGTCCACAACAAACGGCGAAGACTTTATGTTGTACGTGACCAGCATTGCGAACTTTGGCCACGCGCACGTTGTGGCTCTACAGTGATCTCGCTAGGTATGCCAAATCTAGGCGCGTCGGGGGGTGCGGTTAATGACGATTGGACCTACATTGGAAAAGGAGGTAACGGCACAGCCCACGCCTCAACACTAATCGGGGACTACGTGGTGATCGCGGAACTTGGCCAGAAGCAAAACAGCTACAACTCATTAGGCAGTGGGGGCACACAAATCTTTCTCCGTCAGCGGCATTTTCAAAGAGGTAACGGAAAGGAACTCACTAATTGGTACTCACAGGGAAGGGTGCGGGTTCTTATCGCTACGTCTAACGGGGCTTTTGCTTTAGGCGGAAACTCTCAAGCACGCTACGCGTATACGTTTCGCTCTGTGGGCGATAATGCGATGGAAAACGAAATTCTTCTTTCTGCAACTACTGGAACTTCTTCTGACGCCACATACGATTTATCCTCAAAACTAACTCCGCGCTTGCCAATAGTTGTCGCATGTGCATTAGCCACATCTGGGAACCCAGGTACAGCAACAATCGGGGGCGGAAGTGGGACTGTAGACACCTTGACGAACAGTCAAACCGGTAACATAACCGACCGACTCAGAATAACATGGCGCTTGGACCTGCAACAGACAGACAGTATCCGGTATCAAGTATCAGGCATGTCTGCAACGGCCAGAAGTCACGCACACATATTAGGAAAGGTAACTTCAGCATGACACTTTATTTGTATGATAAAGACAAAGCAAAGCTGGCGCGAGTAAACCCACACAAGAACATGAAGCTGCCCAACGGCGACTATGTGTCTGGCGCGAGTATTAAAGATGGTTGGAAGCACGACCTTGGGTACTACGCAGCCGTTGAAGTTCTGGACGTGCCTGCACAAGAAGCGCAGCTAATCGCAGTAAGTGCGTACCAAGCTCTAGCAACTCTGGACGATTTTGGGGTGCTTGAGACTTTAATGGCGCAGACGTTGCCCGCCCGCGTTGTCTTATTTATTGAGAGAGCGCCTGAATGGGTATCTGGTACGGATAACGTGAACTACGTTCTGGGTAAAGCGGGCCTAACAGAAGAAGAGATTGCTGGCTTCTGGCCCCACGCTGCGGGAGTTGTCTAATGGACATCACGGCTTCCGCAATCACGCCTGCTATTGCTGCACGGGTTGCAAACCTTGGCGCGGCAACTGTTGGTGTCAACGCAAAGACCATCACGACACTTATCACACGTCTTGGTCGCAAGGGTGGCCGCGCAGTCCTAGCTGAAATCGACGGGGAACTCGTAGGCTCTAATGTCTATGGCGATGCCTTGCGGTTTGGTGAGGTATCGGGCCACTTCGGGTTGTCCGACGAGATCATGTCTTGGGGCAGAACCTTTCTACCTTCGTTTATCTACCTGCGAAAAGACCTACTTAGTCAGGGCATGTCAAGCACGATCCGAAGTGCGCGGGATGCTGACGCAGTTAAACAAGGCTACAAGTATGGTTTGGTTCTGGGATCGGCTACACCTGCCATACACACATGGGCTGTCCGCGAAGGTGACACAGAACTAAAGGGCTTTGCTGACATGTACGGCCAACCAGTCTTTATCCACAAACTATAACACACTGGTATCCCTCAAGGCGAGTGACCCAAGGGGGTATTTCTAATGACACCGCAAGGCATCATTCGCCGCAACGATATGCTGATTGGTGTGTTGATGGCGCAAGAAGAAGTCCCACACGCAGACATGGACAGATTGTTTCGTAACACATAATTAAAGGTTAAAACATGTCAAGAGTCCTATCCTCAACTACCATAGAAAACATCAACAAGGATGTAGTCAAACCTTTCTTTGCTGTCGAACTTAAGTTTGACGGGGATAACGTCCTAAGGTTATGGACTGGAGTTGGCACTCTGGTCCTACCTGACGGTACACAATGGTTTGGCACTGGTAATCTTCTGGGGATATCTTCTGTAGAAGAGACTGCTGAAATGGCAGTTAAGGGAGCTACCCTAACCTTATCAGGCATACCCTCTGAGGTACTCTCGTTAGCCCTTAGTGAACCGTACCAAGGGCGTGTGTGTAACCTTTACTTTGGTACACTTAGTGAATCTGGTGCTATCACTCAGCAAGACGGTGCGTACATACTACAGCAAGACGGTAGTAAGATACTTGTACAAACTGGTGAGACAGGGTTTAACGTAATCTTCTCAGGTTATATGGACCAGATGAACATTGAGGATAGTGCTGAGACTTGTACTATTGAGCTTAAGGTAGAAAACAAACTGATCGACTTAGAAAGAGCCAGAGTTGCTCGTTATACCTCTGGGTATCAGAAGTCTATCTACCCTAATGACAAAGGTCTTAACTTCGTTGAGAGCCTACAGGACAAGAAAGTTTCGTGGGGTCGTAAAAGTGATTAAGTATCAACAGGAGTTTGTATCCCAAGTAGAAGAAGAGATCAAGCCTCTGATTGCTGCTCACTGGGAAGAGGTTGAAGACTACCAACAACAGATTAAGTTGGACCCATGCTGGGAATCCTACTACGCACTTGAACTACAGGGAAATCTTAAGGTTTTCACAGTTAGGAGTAGCGGGACATTAGTTGGATACTTCGTTAGTGTAGTTAGCCCGAACATCCACCATAAGTCCCACTTGTTCGCGTTGTGCGACATTGTATACTTACACAAAGATTACCGCAGAGGGTTAACTGGGGTGAAGTTAATTAAGTTTGCTGAGAGTTGCCTAAAGTTAGACGGGGTTTCCGTACTCGTGATAAACTCTAAGTTACAAAGCCCTCTGCATAAGATACTTACGTGGCTAAAGTTCAAGCCTTCTGAGTGTTCTTACTCAAAATACCTTGGAGGTAAATAACCCACATGGCTCAAATTCTTGTATTACCTTTTATCACTTTCACCGCTGCTGCTGGGGCTACAGGTTTCGCAGCTACAGCTTTTGGAGCTTTCCTTACTTCGTCGGTACTTGGACAGTTCCTTGTTTCCACTGTACTTGGGGCTGCACTTAGAGCTTTGTCACCTAAGCCTTCTGTAGG